CACGAATATAAGATCTTGTAAGGAGTCTAAACCTTTGGCGCATTAAATATAATAATAGGAAATGTTTCGTGTAAAGACAAGACGAGTGAAGCGTGCATCATCTCCATTACCCGTAATTCCTCCATCACCACTCCATAGTTCGTCAGCGATTACTGATATTTCAGGGTCTGTTCCTCCTATGGATATATCAGGTGCCTTACTGGCAGCACCTGCACCTACAACATTAATGGGACGTCTTACGAATTTCTTTGAAGCCGAATCGCACGCTGCCTCTACTACCAAGCCGTGGCTAAGATTAGAGCGCGGTCTCCGTCTACAAAAACTACGTACTTTCGCCGAATCGTATCCAGGACTATCCGTAGAGGAGAAAGAGAATCTTAATAAGGCACTTGTAAAGGCTAATGACTCTAAACTTCTTAATACAAAGCAACAACTCGTTTATGAAGAGGGAAAGATTCTAAACATCCGTGGTTTAAAAATAATACGCGATGGAGATCCAACACACTCGGCGTCCTTCAAAATTGAGGTACATCGTCTAACCAAGAAACGAGGCACAAGTGACCCATGATACCACGAAAACAACAAAAATGTCTACTAATATAGGAATGCCTTACTCCGCATCCATTTTATGGTTGGATGATTGGATATCGGTAGATCCGCCTCTGCTTCTTGATGAGTACGACTTAACGGCGTGGATGGACCAAGAGATGACAGAGGCGAATAAATTCTTCATTGATACCGCCTTTAAATCTACGCGTGCAAAAAACGACGCAATTGTCATCCTCCGCGCAGTTTATTACGAGTATTTCCTGTTTTGCCAAGAGATTGCGTTAAAAAATTTGGATGCGCATCCTGAAAATGTAAAGCGTCTCAAAGAGTTGCCACAATCCGCACAGAAATCGGCGATGTGGCATAACGAAACCCTAGAACTTCTAACAGGTCACGAGTTCGGCAACGTTGTTTATGGAACGGCAAACGGAAAGGGTTTGGTCGCCGCAAAGAAGTGTGGAACACCCGTAGTCGTCAACGAGCACGAGCAGGCGACCACATCACAGACCGTATATACCTTTGACGCCGAAGGGAAACTATCGGCGTTCAAATGGGGGTGGCGATTTGAGCCAGTTGTGCGCGATCTGTACGAGCGGTGTTTTGCCGAAGGCGAAGTATTTGACGGTTTAGGACGTATTCGGCATCCGTTTCTGCCGCGTTTAGCAGCGTCGCCTGATGGCATTATCACCAGCGGACCCCGGTGCGGACGGCTCGTTGAAATTAAGTCCCCTATTACCCGTGAGCTCAACGGTATTATTCCACCGGATTATTACTGCCAAATGCAACTTCAAGCCGAAGTCTGCGATGTGAATGCGGTGGACTACATTGAGATGCGTTTTACATCTATGATGCTCAAAAATGCGAAGTATTCCGCCGCGGTTTCGGCAAAGAATCCGTGGATGGGCAAAATCATGGTTGTTGCTAAACCGCCTGTAAAGGTCGCAGTTGAGCGGGAAACGGGAACTGTAATGGAAGATAAGTACGACCTTGAGACATATGAATACCGTTACAGTCCTTTATTTCCTTCCACGGAGTCTGGATTTGCAGAATGTTGTGCCTGGATTCCGAACAATATAGATGGATTGGTAGTGCTGGAGGAGACGGTGTGGTACGTCTATGACCTGTTCACGAAGACGGTTCCGCGCAACCGTCGTTGGTGGGCAGAAGTAGGGCAGCCGGCGTACGAGGAGTTCTGGGTTGAGGTGGAAGCGGCACGAAAGGACGGACGCTATGGTGAGAAGGCGTTGTTTGTTTTGGAATCGGACTCCGATTCGGATAAAGAGGCTGTGGTTGTAGCTCCCGCGGCTATTGGTTGGCTCGGTGTAGACTCAGATTAGTATATAAAGATATGATAATTTGTATAAACAAATGAACGTTTTTATACAAATTGGCACAAATAACGGCGATGACAATTTTCGTAAGCTTGTTCTAAAACATAAACCTAGTCGTGTAATTTTAATTGAACCAAATTCGAATCTTTATGATGTAATTCTTAAAAATTATAAAGATATTCCAAACGTAATTATTCTGAATCGTGCTATTTATTACGAAGACAACAAGCCTATTGATTTGTATATTGGTGCCAAAAACAAAGAGTACGGATCATTATCTGGTAACGGTATTATTTATACAGATTCACAATTTTCACTTGTGCCGATGAACGATTGGGGTGACAAATCTGATATGGTAAAAATTACAGCAAACAGTATTCGGTTTGATACTCTTTGCTCTATGTTGAATATTTCAGAGATTGATTATTTACAAATAGATACAGAAGGCTTTGATAGTGAAATTATTGATATGATTGATTTTAATATATATACTATTCATCTACTCCGTTACGAAAATTGGGGGTTTAATACGGAAGCATTTACAAAACACAACGACGATAAGGCGCATATACTCGGCAAAGCAGGAATGGAACGAACCGCAAATAAACTCGCTGCTTACGGCTATACACTTAATAATATTAGGGATGAAGACGGAAATGATATTATTGCGAGTCGCAAACCTTTAAAGGAGATTATAGAATTTTATAAGATTAATTAACGCACTGGGTTTGGCGCGGGTAATTTGTGCCATCTGCCGGCGTTTGTCCTATTCCGCCCGTCGCCGGCTCATAAAACGTGCCTAAAAACTCGTGGAACGGCGCTGAGCAGGAATCGGGGTACTTTCGGGGATAGTTATTGGTGCGTTGTAAGTAATTCCGGGTCTTCTTCAGCACTTCGCCGGCATCGTTCTGGTAACATACTTGCGATGTCGTCTTATCCCAGCCCGCCTCCGCCTCCAATACGCCTAATGGTTGAATGTGCGGCGCTAAGAGTTTTTCCGTAGAAACGGAGAAAGCGTCGCCTGGTGAAAGCTGATCCGGCTCCGATGCGCCTACCGGTCCCTCACTTTTAGATGTGTCATACTTCCAGTCCTTGAACCAGAAACCATTGTTCGCTAAGTCCTCTACCGCCTGAAATCCTTCGTGTAGCCGAAATTTATTGAGGCGCGATAAGCCCACCAGAGCAACGGCAAATACCGCAAAGGAAAATACAAGCCAACCTGTAGCCACCATCTTGTTTAGGGATGCGGTAAAAAATTGAGTTCCTTGATGCGTCCGAAATTGGCGAACACATTTCGCAACAATGGAACAGAACATGCAAGTTGTGAAGCGCGACGGACGTAAAGAGGATGTAGCATTTGAAAAGGTACAGGAACGTATTACGAAAGCGGCGGCGGGCTTGACCGTTAATCCTACGAAGGTTGCGCAGGGCGTCCTAGCGCGTATCGTAGATGGTATCACGACCACCGAACTTGACAATATTACCGCAAGCCTATCTTACTCCTGGTCCACCATTCATCCCGACTATGCCGACCTTGCCAGCCAGGTTGCTATCAGCAATCACCAAAAGAATACGCCCGCTACTATGCTTGCCGTCGTGGAGGTGCTGGATGCCGTTTGCGATAAGAAGGGGGAGCCGGCATCCCTACTTGCGCCTGAGTTTGTTACGCTCGTCAAGATGAACGCTGACTTGATTGAGTCACATATCTGCTACGACCGTGATTTTCTGCTGGACTACTTCGGACTCAAGACGTTGGAGCGCGCCTACCTACTGCGTGATACGAACCGTCGTGTTGTTGAGCGTCCGCAGCATCTGTGGATGCGTGTAGCCCTTGGTCTATGGAGTACGGACTTGAAGCGCGCATTTGAGACGTATGACCTGATGTCCCAGAAGTTCTATACTCACGCAACGCCTACCCTGTTCAATTCCGGCACAAAGCGCCCACAGCTCTCCTCGTGCTTCCTTTTGGCGATGAAGGATGACTCCATTCGCGGAATCTACGATACCCTCCAGGATTGCGCACTCATTAGCCAGTATGGCGGCGGCATCGGTCTTCACCTGTCCAATATCCGTGCCACTGGGTCTTTGATTAAGGGCACCGGCGGTATTAGCAACGGCATTGTCCCAATGCTCCGTGTATTCAACAACACGGCACGCTATGTGGACCAGGGTGGCGGCAAGCGCAACGGCTCCTTCGCAATGTACCTAGAGCCCTGGCACGCCGACGTAGAAGACTTTCTAATGATGAAGCGTAATACCGGCTCCGAGGAAGAGCGTGCTCGTGATCTCTTCTACGCACTATGGGTTCCTGACCTGTTTATGGAGCGCGTAGATGCCGGTGGCGACTGGACGCTGTTCTGCCCCAATGAGGCACCAGGACTCGCCGATGTTGTCGGTGAGGAGTTCAAGGCGTTGTACGAGCGGTATGAGGCGGAGGGACGCGGACGCAAGACGGTGAAGGCGCAGAAGCTCTGGTTCACCATCCTAGAGTCGCAGATTGAGACCGGTACCCCCTATCTTCTCTATAAAGACGCTGCGAATCTCAAATCTAACCAGCAGAACCTTGGCGTCATCAAGTCGTCCAATCTGTGTACGGAGATTCTGGAGTACTCGTCAAAGGATGAAACGGCGGTCTGTAATCTCGCCTCTATGAGCCTGCCCGCCTTCGTCAAGGATGGTGCCTTTGATTTCAAGAAGTTCCGCTCGGTAGTCAGCGTAGTGATTAAGAATCTCAATCGGGTCATTGATATCAACTTCTACCCGATTCCCGAAGCAGAGCGCTCCAACAAGCGTCACCGCCCAGTGGGTCTCGGCGTTCAGGGGTTGGCGGACGTCTTTGCAATGCTCGGACTGGCGTGGGAATCTAACGAGGCGGCGATGTTGAACAAGCGTATCTTCGCCCATATGTATTACGCCGCGGTGGAGTCATCATGCGACCTGGCTGGAGCAGAGGGACGCTATGAGACGTTCGTTGGTTCCCCAGCGTGGAAGGGTAAGTTACAGCCCGATCTATGGAATATTAACCCAATTCAAGATGAGGGTCTGGACTGGGATGGGCTTATCAACACTGTGCGCCGCATTGGCATGCGAAACTCCCTACTTATTGCTCCAATGCCAACCGCCTCCACGAGTCAAATCCTCGGCAACTG